TGTATTCATCGTTGAATGTTAAATAAGGGAGGTCGTCGGTCACGGAATTGTCGAGATCCGGATATGTGACCTTGATCATCCCGCTTCCGTAATCAACGGACGAGACCTTCCCGATTCTGATGGTTCTGTCTGCCATGATTTACCTCCTAGTCAAATGTTCCCTCGTCTACCCATCCATAAACGTTCGACGAGCTGTCTACGTGTATCAGGTGCCATGGATGTGCGTGGCCATTTCCTCTGCAGTCAGGTCCGAGCGTTATCTTTGCCCTGCCCGCTCTTGCGCTGTAGCCTCGCGCTCCTGGATATGAACTGTAGTAATGCGTGCCGCCATGGAAGTTTACAATGTCGCCGACCTTGTATGTCTTCTTTGCTGGTGCCGCTGGTGCCGGTGGTGCTGGTGGCGGATCTCCTTTGAGTTGCTTCTGACACTTGTGCAGCTGAATCTCCTGAGTGGTTCCGCTGTCTGATACTTTGGTCTTCACTTCATCCACGAAGTATTTTCCATCCGCTTTGCCGAGGTCTTTCACGGTTACGCAGATTCCGGCCACGATTTCTGGCCTTGCGAATATCGTTCCTGTGAGTACAGTTGCTTTTTCGTTCTCCAGATTGACCTTTGCAGCAGCTTTGTATCTGGCGTCGTTCTCGCTGTCGCTCTGCTCGCTGATTTTCAGCGTCCGGGCTCCTTTTGCTTTTTCTCCAACCAGTCCGACATAGATGCTGATTTCCTTGCTGTCATTGCCCTTTTTATATGATGTCCGGGCTCCGGTGTACGTGCCTTCCAGTGTGTCCGTGTAGTCCCAATCGTCCCCGATGAAGTCTGCGCGCTTTATGGTTGCCGTGGCTTTTTTGCCTTCGTACTTGCTTTTTCCCCATATCACGATTTTGCTCTTGTAGACCTTCATTCCGAGACCGTAGTCCTTGCACAAATCATATAAAAATGAGCTGTCGCTTTTGTCTGTCTGCTCTATGGATTTGATGGTGTAGTTCGGTCCATCAAAGATGAGCTTCAGACCGTATCTCTTTGCGATCTCCTGGGCGATCTGTTTAATGCTGACTTTCTTCCAGGTCTTTGTCCTGTTAGTTGATTTGATGGCCGAGTTTGTCGGGATTGATATTCCTCCAAGCGTGGCCACGAGCGGACCTCCGGTCATCTTCATCTCATCCAGGAGAAAGTCTCCGCATGATAGCTTTTTGTCTGCTCCCTCTTTGGTCCAATTCTTAAAGGTGAGGCTGGCCGTGATCCGGTCTCCCTTCTTCGGCAGCCAACCTTTTAAGAATTTCATGTCTTTATTGAAGACCTGAATGGAGAGCGTGTCGCTGGCTCCGGATGCCACGTCGTCGTATTCGATCTGCTCCGTGAGACCGTCCAGCGACTTCTTTGCGCTTTTCCCATTGAAGTCTATATCCGGGATCACGCGTCTTGCTTCTGCCATTACTCCACCTCCGATTCGTCTTCATCTGCCGCCGGTATTCCATCGTCTCTGTCTGAATCAGATCTCCATACCGGTGTGTCGTTGAGTTCATCTTCGGGGATATCGGGGAGGATGATTTCCTCCCCGTCGGAGAATACAAGCACGTCCAGTTTGTCCCAGTTTGCCAGGATTAGCTGTTGCATGAATTTTTCGGATCCATACTGGTCGTATGCGATCTTGTCCCATGTGTCTCCTGCTTCTGTGTAGTAAACGTTCGCCACTTATATCCTCCTTTCTATGCGAATGCCCGGCGGCCTTCCGTCCGCAGGTATTCTTTCATCATTTTCTTAAATTCTGCCTGGCTCATTCTGTTCGCCTCTACCATGTCCTCCTTGGACGGTGTGCCCGCCTCGAATCGGTACGTTGGACTGAATACGAACTGCTGGCTTGCAGATTCATTGCTGTTACCATTCCCGGACTGCTTCTGTCCAGTAAATGCGCTCACGGTGTCTCCGATCACGCTCGACCGGTTTTCAAACTGTGGAGCCTCCAGCGTCTTGGATCCTGCATTCATTACTGGCTGCGCGAGTGATTCGTTGGCTGCCTTCTGAACGAGTGCTCCGGTCTTCTGGATACCTCCTGCGAGACCTTGGCCTGCGTACTGTCCTGATTGATCCAGGACTCTTGATGGAGAGTGAATCTTCAGAGCGCTGTTGACGGTTGCTGCTACCTGGTTGGCTATGCTTCTCGCCTGGGCGATCGCTGCAGCTCCACCGGCTGCGATACCGTTCCTGAGTCCGGCCATCGCGAATGATCCGGCGCTGTACATGCTTCCTGAAAGTCCGGAGAAAGCTCCGACCATCTGGCTGCTTGTGCTTCTGCATGCTGCCACTGCCTGGTTTCCGCCTGTTCTGACCGCCACCACGAACATGGTCATGCCGTTTCTGGTCACGGCCACGATGGTTGTCATTCCGGTCTGCGTTGTTGTCCGCATCACGGTGATTCCGGTTACCACGGCCTGGTTCGACTGTGTCATGGAGTTTCTGATGGCCACTGTGACCATATTCATGGCTACTGTGGTTAAAGCTCCGAGCGTTCCGAGTGTTGCCATTGTCGACCGCAGGGATACGGCCAGCGCGGTTGCTGAAGCTGCCGCTACTGTGATGCCTCCTGCAAATACGACCATGGATGCTGATGTTGCCATCATCGGTCCGGCCAGCGCGGTGATCGCTGCGGTGAACGGTGCCACTGCCACTGCCATCCTTGTGAATGCTGCAGCTGTTGGCGTTGCCACTGCGTTGATTCCTGCCGCGCTTGCCTTGAATGCTGTTATCGATGCGCTGCAAAGTGTCAGCGCTCCGGCTGTCATTGTGATTCCCGCTGCCAGGAGCATGATTGCTGCTGCCGCCGCTGTACTTCCTGCCGCTAAGGCCAGGACTGCCGCTGCCGCTGCTGCCGCTGCGACCGCGAGTGGTGCCAGGGCTGCCGCGAGTGGTGCGGCTCCTGCAGCTATGATTGCCATCTTGGCCGCGGTTCCTGTTGCACCTTTGGCCATTGATTTAAGCGCCGATCCAGCTGCCTTTGCACTGGCTCCGATGATTTCCACCGATGCTGCTGCAAGTGCCAGGGCTGCTGCAAGTGGTACCATGCCGACTGATGCGGCTAGTGCTCCGGCTGCCAGTACCAGAAGGGCTGCGCCTCCTGCTGTTGCTCCGGCTGCCATTGCAAGTGCGGCTGCCGCGAATGGCAGCATTGCCGCTGTGAGTGCCAGGATTGGTGCTGTTGCTGATAGCGCTGCGGTTCCGAATAAACGGACCATTGTTGCTAAAAGCATAAATGAAGCCATGCTGGCTGTTGCTCCAGCTGCGATCATTGCGATTGCTGCAGCGAGTACCACGGATCCAGCTCCAACCATTAAAACGCCCGCTCCGGCCGCCAAGGCTCCGGCTGCCATTGCGAGAAGTCCTGCGGCTGCGGCTAATGCCCCGGCTCCACATATTGCTGCAGATGCTGCGAATGCTGTTAGTGCTCCGCTAAGTGTCAGGATTGCCGATGCTCCGGTCGCTCCGTATGTTGATAAAAGCGGAAGCGATACCGATATAATGGCCAGCGCTGCCGCTCCCAACATGGCCGCTGTTGCCACTAATGTGAGCGCTGCTCCCAGTGCTGCGATCGCTGCAGCTCCTGCCAGGAGTATTGGCGCCAAGGCTCCGGCTATTGCTCCGAATGCGATCAGTCCCGCCGCTAAGAGTGCGAGAGCGATCTGCGCTGCCGGTCCTGCGCTTGCGATCTGTGTCGCCGCCTGGACCATAATCAGGCATCCTGTTGCCGCCAGAACGATAGAAGCTCCGAATGCAATCAGTCCGACTGATGCTGCTGTGAGTGCAGGTCCGAGCGCTCCGGCTACTGCCATCATTGCGATCATTCCTACTTCCATGATTGCGAGTGCTGCGATTGCCATCGGTCCGGCTGCCGCTACCTGTGTTGCTGCCATCGCCATGAGGCTCATTCCGGCCGCTGCCATCAGAACTGCTCCGCCAAATGCGAGAAGTCCCGCAGATGCTCCGGCGAGCTGTGGTCCCATTGCTCCGGCTACTGCCAATAGTGCAATGATGCCGCCTTCCATGAGTGCCAGGCTTGCGAATGCCATAGGTCCTGCGGCTGCCACCTGTGTTGCTGCCATTGCCATCAAACTCATACCGGCTCCGGCCATTAAGATTGCACCTCCGAATGCCAGGAGACCTTGCGTGCCTGCCTGCAGCTTCGGTGCGAGCTGCGCTGCTACTGCCATCAATGCGATAATGCCTCCGGCCATCAGGACGGTTGCTATCTGCGCTCCTGGTCCCGCTGCAGCGAGTTCCTTGGCTGCTTTTACTAATATCCACACGCCTGCGGCTGCGGCCGCGAATCCGATTCCGAATCCGAGCGCATTCTTGGCTGCTGCGGACATTACGCTGCTTCCTTCTTTGAGCGGTGCGCTCATGCCTTTAGTTTTCTTTCCGATGCTTCCGATCGCTTTTCCAACCTTGCCGAATGTTCCCACCAGGGATCCTGCCATTTTGAACAGTCGACCGCCGATCAGCAGAACTGGTCCCGCTGCGGCTGCAATGCCTACCCATTTCACGATGTTCTTCTGCATCGACGGATCTAGGTTGTTGAACTTGTCAATTAGCCCGGTCAAATTGTCCACGAAAGGCTTCAGGACTTCGCTGGCGATTCCTCCGACCGTATATTTCATAACGTCAAAGGATGAATTCAGTTTTTCCAGGGATCCACCCATTCCGGATAGGAGTGCGTCTGCCATCTTCTGCGAGCTTCCGGCCGCTCCTTCCAGCGAGCTTGCGTATTTCTGTACCTGATCCGGTGATGCATTGATCAGCGTCATCCACTTGGCCATCTGGTTCTTTCCGAAGATTGCGGCCGCCGCACTCATCTGTTCCTGGCTGGTTAAGCCCTGAAAGCTATCATGCAGCTGCTTCTGCACGTCGACCATGCTTTTCATGGATCCATCTGAATTGAATATCTCCAGGCCTAGTTTTTTAATCCAGGTAGCTCCGTCTTTGGCCGGACTTGCTAATCTGGCCAGACCTGTTTTCAGTGCCGTGGCTCCTTCAGCACCACTGATTCCGGCATCGCCGAAGATATCAGTAATTGCAGCCAGATCGGACATTGACCATCCGACTGAGCTGCAGATCGGTCCTGCTGTTGCCATGGCGTCGAATAAATCCGTGACAGTCGTGTTGGCCTGCGCCTGGGCTGTCGATAGGATGTCTGCTGCTGTCGCTGCATAGTTTGAGTCCTTGCCGAACATCTTCAGGGCGTTTCCAAGGCCACCGGTTACGACTGACAAATCCGTCGCCGTTCCTGCTGCCAGGTTCAGTGCGGGCGTCAGCATGTCTCCTGCCTGCTTTGCATTGAAGCCCTGGCGCGCGAAGTTCAGCGTTGCGTCTGCCGCGTCCTGCATTCCGAATACGGAATTTGCCGCTGCTTTTTTCATTGTCGATTCGAGCTGTTTGGCCTGGGCGTCTGTTGATCCCATGGTTGCCTGGACGAGCTTCATGGACTTATCTACGG